GCTGTTTGGTGTTAACATTCCTTATGTTTTGACCATCAAAAAAACAGTCTAAGACACGAGCTTTAAGCAGTGTGCCTTGCTGAAGGCCACTCACTGTTATCATGGACTTCTTCGGCATGGGCTTCTTATAACCCATTGACCTAACAACACCAACAACATCACCCCCTAATGCATCCTCTAGCTTGGCCATTTGATCCTTGCTATCTTCTTCTACTTCTTCCGCCCAGTCAGCCACATCATCATTGAATTTTGTTAGATCAACGGGCATCTCAACAGTATCCATTGCAGCCTTGAAAAGGTCCTCAAAAGTTGCTCCACTTTCTAGCATCTCTTGATCAAATTGAGAGTGGAGGTTACCAGATGTGTCCCTAATTAAGGAGAACGACTCCTCGTTAATTTCTTCTCTCACTTCTATGTAGTCTTGTATGCGTCTTATGTCTCTAGATTTCAATTCTAGCACCGTCTCAAACTTAACATCATTAATCAAGAACATGTGTCTCTCACTCTCAGTCATCATCGGAAGTCGATAGTTGTAGAACCAAGTTTTGTTTTTGAATAAGGAAGATAGTCGCACACCTAAATAAAAGATGTCATCATTCAAGAACTTTGCCGATGGTATCTCTACCGGATAATAACTACCATTGCTATGACAAATTGTTGCAGTTCTATTATGCTGGTCTGACAGGTAAACTTGAATCTCACCGCTTTTTGGATTGTATTCTGTTTTTATCTTGAAAATCTGCATGTCAGATAATCTCTTATACACAAATCTTGTGTCATACTGGATCCTTAATTTGAGACCATCTATGTTATTTAAGTCTGACCTCTGAAGTGTTTTGAGCGCCGTCGATAGATATATATCACCTGAATTCACAATTGACCTCTTGAAGAATGTGTTCATTTCCATGTCCAAGACCCTGCACATTTGTTTCAAGCTCCTATAGACTTCACTGACATCTACAATTTTCCTACATTTTATAGATCTAACCCCTCTTGTTTCACATATACAAAAGCACTCTTCACCCGAATTCACCAAAACATTCAAATCACCTGACCAGCTGACCTTGCCTGTCTTGGA